CCGAAGCACATATTTCCTACACGAGGGTAGTTTCTTTCTCCCCATGTAGAAATTTTCCATGCAGTTTTGGCAGTAGTTGCAGTTCCTCCAACTACTTGAATGGCGTTGAATGTCGCTGTAGTAGCGTTTCTACTTACCTCAGTAGTCAAGAAATAAATAACATCATAAGTGTTATCGTCAGAAGGCATATTTAAGAATCTGCCCTGTAAACTTACACTCGTTCCGTTTACAGAAGTCAGTGCAATAGGTACAGTTACTCTCCAAATGAAGGCATCATTAGATTTAGCTACTACTTTTATAGCTGGTGCTGTACCTGTCTGACCTAAACCAATTGTAGCGGCTGTGATTGTAAGAAGAGGATCAGTATTAACAGGATTGAAGGGGTAGTTAGCAGGACAAATTGGGCATTTTACTGCCGAAGTTACTACCTTTCCTAGATTTTCAAGTAAAAGAACAGCGTTAACGAATAGCGGATACTTAAAGAATCCTCTCACCGTTTGAGTTCCATCTGAATAATCGAGAAGTGAAATATAATAAGGGCAAGTATTTCCATCTGAAGTAACCAGTAAAGTTCTATCTGAAATCTTATCCACTCGAATAACTGTTCCAATAGAGGCATTAAGAAACCCGTTCATTCCAGAGTCGATAGCGTCTACTGCTGTACCCTGCTTGAAATTGAATAGGTACATGTCCTCCGCAATCTGAAACATAAGGGCAGAAGAAACTGTTGGTGCCCCTGTTGGAGTAAGAAGTGCGCTAAAGATAACTGTCGTGGCAGTTCTGCCTGTAACTAACCAGTTCGCTCCATTGGGAGGATTGGTTGTTGAGACTAGCCCAGAAGTATTGATTAAGTTCCCCACGAAGACATTATGTCCTGCTGGAACAGTTAATGTAATTGTTGTGCCTACGAACGACCAAGAAGTAATAGTTGTTTGGAAGACTTTCTTCTTATTGGCATCTGATACCCCGTAAGTTCTAAGAGTAACAGGGTTAGTTGGTGTTGGATTTTCTCCAGATAATCCAAAAATTGTTGGTGGATTTGAGTAATAAACATTGATTGGAAAAGAGAACATATACTCAGAACCTAAAAGCTCAGTAGAGTATGTATAATAGTCTCCATCATTGGGACGAGTACCCTTTAAAAGGATTCCCATTCCGGGTCTTTTGCAGGCGGCACCTGATCTATCCACAATAAAGTTCTCAAGAACTTCTGCTGACGATCCATCCTCTGCTGATACAACAGCCCCTCTTAGGCGAGGAGAAACCATACCATTTTTAAATGTATTAATCGTTCTTTCAAATTTACTCATCTTCTAATTCCTGATGTGAAGTCTTCTGGATAACGAGACTCTGGTGTGCCTTCCTGAGAATTCATTGAGCGTGCCTTTCTAAGGTATCTCTCTGCCTCTGTAGTGATCGCCCCTTGTAGAGAAGCTGATTGTACTAGCAGGTATGAAATGTCTTCGGCAAGTTTAAGGTAGAAGGCTTTAACGAAAGCCCCTGAATAAGTGCAAACGTCTTTATTATAGAATACATATTTTACGTTGATTTCACCGCTTTGATCGCAATGGATGTACCCTTCCTCTACTCGGTACGGAACTTTATCTTCGAGTTCTAAAACTCTGATGCAATCACTAGGAAGCTTGTATTGGAATTTTGCGCCAAATAAAGGTTCCGATCCGCTCTCTGAAAGAGTCACTCGCCTAATGGCAAAGTTCCAAGGAGAGTCGTTAAGCATTTCTTTAAGGGTGTTTTCGTATTGGGTAACAACGGCTAAGGCACGTTTATTTACGTCGGTAAGAGCGGCGATTTGTTCAGCTCCACATCTCATCAGCGCAGAATTACATAGAGATAATTTATCCATAGATACCTCGGAAAGAAAAAAGCGAGGGTTTCCCCTCGCCATTTAGAAGTTATGAATAAATTCTACTTTAGAAGTAGCTATTAATCAATAACGTATTCAACCCAAGCAATAGGGTTAGCCGCCGGAGTTGCTCCGATTGTGACTACTACCACTGTTGATACTGCCAGAATTGCTCCCGCAGTTACGTTGAATGCTGGTGACGTTCCACACCCGATGTTTTTAAGTTCAAGAATTCTAGCCCCTTTAGGGATAGTTCCGATGCTTAAAGTATCAGCCGCTACTGGCGTACCTGTGTATTGATCTAAAAGAACTCTTTTTACGCCGTTTACTTCACCAGCTAGAGATTGCTCTCTTGGAACTGCGATGCTTTTTGCGTAGTTGTTACCATTAATTGCAGCCATGATTTACTCCATTTAAAAGGGGAGCGTACTCCCCCTTAATTTTTAATTGATTAGTAAGACGTTACGATTTCCATAACACATTTTTCTTCTAAGCGAGTAGCGTCCAGAGACATCTTAGCGTAAAGCTGGATAACGTCCCCTTTATCATTTCTCTCAGAGATTTTTGAAGTCATGTCCTCAGCCTTAACCATGATTACACCTTGTTTTACGAAGGCTACACATGAGTGACCTTTTGCCGCAGTTACAGTTCCAGTTCCAGTACCATAAGTACCGTCTGTTACAGTGTAAGTTACGTTGGCAGTAAGTGCTGGGCAAAGCTCAGTTCTTACGAAACGGATTCCCATGAACTGGTCAACTGCACCCTGTACTAAAGCTTGCACAGTAGTAAAGTCACTTGAAGTAATTTGAGTTACACCAAGTAATGCGTCGATGTCGTCCGAAGTACATACTAGAACGATATCACCTTGGACTTCGTTCTTGTTGAACTTTTTCTTAATCGCACGAAGTACGTTTAAGTTAAGAGGAACACCTGTTGTAGTAGTTCCGTCGAAAGCAACAACCTTTTGAGATGTTGGAAGAACTACTGCTGTAGCCCCAGACTTTCCAGAGTAAGCAGTTCCTAATGCACCAGCGATGATTAGTCTGTCCATCTTACGACCGAAAGAGTTTTGGTATGCTTCAGAGATCGGAGCTTTCGGGTCTTGAATCATTTTTAATGTATCAATGTGATCGAAGAATTCCGTCTTTTCAAAGTTTGAGAAAGTTGTTTGTCTACGACCGCGAGATGTTTCTGAAGGAACAACGTCAGCGTATTTGTTGATACGTTCTAACGGTTCGTCAGCTAGATCGTAGTAATCCCAGTAAGCCTTCTCAGCTTTCTGCATTTCTACACGAACTAGACCTGCAAGGCGTGAACCTTTTTGTTGTGATAAATGCCATACGTTCGAGTTGAAAGCATTTACATAATGTACGGGAACAATTGAAACGTCCATAAAGACTCCTAATAAAAGTTATAAAATATTAAATTTTTTCAGTGATTGTCTCTTACGAGTTCACCATCTAATATGTCCTTTTATCGGGGCATGGAGCTTATCCTAGACACATATATGAATCTAGGATAAGCCGGACTTAAATCGGTGTCAACTAATTTGATGCCATGATTTCTTGATATTTTAACATTTTCTCTACGAACTCTTTATGTTGAGCGTGTTGCTCATTCAAATAAGGTCCGTTCGGGTCAGCGTACATTGCCAGAGATTTCGACTTAGCCTCAGCTTTTGTCATTGAGAAAGTCTCTGTTGTTCCACCTGCAAAAGAATCTTCACTCGACATCTTGTCTCCAATCTTCGCCATTAAACGAAGGAAGTCAGTGTTGTTTCTAAGGTCAGATTTAGCAATTACCCCGTGCATTTCTTCACCACCAAAGTGCTTAATCACTCTGTTTGCCTTGTCGATTTGCTTCGCAAATCCGGGTCCCCATTCTTTTCTCAGGCTTTCAGCGTTCGCTTTTACCTCAGCAAGTTGAGAAGCTTCGTAGTCGGCAACGATCTTTTCGTCAGCTTTTTCAAACAATTCAGTCAATTTTTGTAACTGAGTTGGGTTAATATTGTTTTCGAAAGCCGCTTTTAACAGCCCATCATTGAACTCTTTGTTCTCAAATGACTTTGGCAGTTCAACTTTATAGTCGTCGAATTTCTCTGGAAGACCTACTTTTTGGTAGTAAGCTTTCACTTCTTCAGGTGATGAGTTCTTTGTAGGAACCACAACCTTATCGGCACCCACCATTTTCTGTGCGTGGAAGTACCCTTTAATAACATCATCCATAGTTTTTACAGATGAGAACATTGGAGCTTTTAAAATTTCAGGGTCAACTGTTGAACCCTTCGCCCATTCAGGAGGAGTATATGCACCAGCATCTCCCGTTCCCGCAGAACTTGAAGAACCGCCTTCTCCAGAACCAGCACCGCCGCCGCCTTCGCCGCCCGCTCCACCAGCACCCGCCGCTCCTGCACCACTGTCACCAGTACCGCCACCACCTGCGCCGCCAGAACCCATAAGGTCCTCATTCATTAACATAAACTGCTGTCTCATACCGAAATTCATAAATACTCCTGCGATTGCCCACGAAATTGTGGATCGTTATTCTTTTTCTTGAGCTTTGATAGCTCTTTCTAAATCAAATGGATTCACCTCAATTGTTCTAAGGATTCTTAATACTACAGATCGTTCCCCTTCTTTATACGCCATCTCATGTGGATTCGGGTCCATCGTTGAGTGGTGAATATGGCAGGATTTACAGAGGTCGTTTAAGACCTCCATACCTGCATCCGATTTAAAAAGTTCTCTGTATGCCCTAACTAATTTTACTCTTTTGTTTTCTTTGGTCGCCGTCATTATGCTTGTCCTTGTGCCGCCACAGCTTTAGCCTGTGCTGTATTTTTTAGAGCCTGAGAATTTGCCTGATCCAACTGAGCCTGTTGAGCTTTTTGTTGAAGGTCAGCTCTCTCCGCTCTAATCTTTTGCACATCTTGATCTTTGTTCAGAAGAGCAAGTGGAGCACCATACGTTTTGAAAAGGAACTTAGCTGTATCGTCTTGGTTAACAACATCGAAAATTTCCGGTGATTGTTTCAACTGAGCGATCACCCCAAGAGATTGAAGTGCTCTCATAAATGAGTCTCCCTCTACCGATTCTTGTGCGCGTGCAATTTGAGAAACAAACTTAACTTCAAGTTTAGCTCTTAAAAGGTCTTGTGGAATTGGATCAATCAATCCTTTCCTCAACATAATCCCAAAGATTCTCATTACGATTGGGGCGAGAAGTTCGTACTGTAGTCTTCCTAGAATAGGAGACATCGCGCGAAGTTGCTCATCTCTTCTCTGCATAACTTCAGTCGCAGTCATACGATCTGATTCAACTAAGTGAAGTTGGTCAATGTAGAAAGCTGACTTAATGTTATTGTGAAGAAGTTCGATTACCTGAGTTCCAACTTGAGGATTTGCTCCCATGTTGATCGGCTCAATTCTATCCTTCGAGTCTGCACGGTAGTAGTTAATTGCGCCCGGCGTAATACGAATAGGCATTAACACCCCTTCGTCTGGAGCCTGAAGTGCAGGGTTAACCGCTAACTGAGCACCTTCCAACCAAGTCTTCATCATTTGATTTGAAGTCTTGATATCTGGCAGGGCTTTCATGGCAGGTGAACGACCGAACATCTCGCCTGATAATTTAGAGAAACGCGAAATGATACAAGGGTTTTCCTCGAATCCACCTTTCTTTAAAAGGATTCCACCCTCTTCAAGTACATGAAGAGAAGTGAAAGCCATCATCTCATGGCTTAGGTGTTTTGGTAAACGTGAGCTTGGCTCAATAGCATGGATTACGTGGTATTCTTTTAAAGGTTCTGAGTGGCGAGTGGCAATGATAGCCGCCGGAAGCGTCTTCTCAAATTGCTCAACCAACTGCTCACAAGTCATAGTGTACTTATAATAAACTGTGTCGATCACTCCGTTGTAGTTTTCACCAACAACAGCCTCGTAAATTGGACGAGAAGTGAATCTTGCGACCTCTTCTTCATCTTCCTCAATTCTTAAATGTGAAGTACCGAACCCGCAAAGGTCTAGGTAACATTCATGGATTTCTGATTGGAAGTTTGAGTTGTTCATTACGAATAGGATTCTCTTCGCTGTGTCTTGTAACCAAGCCGCATTGTCGAGTTTGTTATCCACATCCGATCTTCCTGACCCAAAGGCGAACCATTGAGTTGCAGGGTTAGTCAACATCCCGTGAAGGGCTGAAGCCAACTGTTCATTACAGCGAATCCCAACAGCATCAAAGAGAGTGTTACCTTTCTTCTCGCCTTGGATTTCCCCACCGTAGATTTTATCTTTCATGGGTTGGCAGTAGTGTGACAATTCTTGCCAGTGTGACTCCCAAGTTCCACGATTTGCTTTTAATTTCTGAAATTTATCAACAACGAACTGACAAGCAGTTGAGTCGCCTGATGTAACTACAAATGACATTATACCACCGTCCCGCCAAGGATAGACTGTGAAAGTCCTTTACCTTGTGCTCTTTCATTAGACTGTTCTTTTTTTCTTGCTTTATTTGCGGCGATTCCTACAGAAGCGTCCACGCCATCAATTTCTAGCATACTTCCGAAGTCGTTTTTATTTGCCTTGTATCCACCAGTAGTTTCATTCCTACTAGCACCAACACCGAAAAATCCAGTGTTGCTTGTAATATCTGTTTGTGTTCCCGCTGTCACGGACCCGAGGATACCTGAGTCAAGAGCTTCTTGGGTATCGAATACATCGTCCCAATTAACAGTCTTTTGATTGTTCCAATTAGTTTTAACTGCCATGTCTATCTCCCGAAGTGGTCGTACTGCGTGTCTGCGTTTCTTGGTAAGTTTCTTGCCTCACCATTATCTATTAGTTTGTGAGACATTGCAAACCCTCTGAAGGCATCTGAACCATGAGAAGTCCAATTATGTAAAGGTTTTTCTTGGAAGATGTTGTTCTTAGCGTCCCACTTTCTCTCGTAGTTTCTAAGGGCATCCAATCCGCGAGCCGTCTTAATTTTATCAAACTTAACTTTCTTAAATACCATACGAGTGGCATTGATACCATCTTCGATTTTAGTTTTCTTCATTACTCTTGGTACTCTGCCAAATAGGTTCTTGAAGGATTTGATACGAGTTTCTCCGCCTGCAAATTCCTGAACACTAATATCGTGAGGCAACCAATGGTCAGCGTACACGTATCCCTTACCCTTAAGAATGTCGTAGTAGTGCTCTAAGCCCATCCCAGACATTTCGTAATAGTCGATCATGTACCAGAACTCTCCGCGCTTCTGACCGAACCAGATAGCTGTCGAGTCGCTTACACCAATGTCCCAGAACGTGTGAACTGGATAATTGGGGTCGTGAATAAATTCCCCAATGTGCCCACGCTTCTCGATATCGTCGATGTATTTCCCATAGTAAGCTCCCACCAGAGCCGCTTGAAACGAGCATTCAAACTCTTGCGCAAACTCTTCATCACTCATCTCCGCTTTAGCCGCTCGCAACTCTTCTGCCTCAATGATTCCAGTTTTACTGGCTGGCGCAGAAAAGGCGTACCATCTAAGGTCCGGCTGTGTATTCATATTTAAAATTGCTGTCTGGTACATCTGGTAAAAGTTGTTGGTTCCTTTTGGAGTACCAATAAAGATTGCCCAACCCTTACGGTCAGACAGGGCGGGTCTGATAACTTGTCCCCAAATAGTTGGATCGCATTGTGCATACTCATCCAAGACACATCCATCCAAGTAGATTCCTCGGATAGAATCGGGGTTCTCAGCTCCAAGAAGCCAAATTGTGATTTTGTCACCACGATCATGTCGGGGGATAGTAAGTCGCAACTTTTGTTCATTCTTAGTGATCCCCGGATAGTCGGCAAACATTTCCAGTAAGTATGTCCATGCCACACGTTCAGCCTGACCATAGGTAGGGGCAATGTATGCGTACTGTGGATTGTGGTGTTCGCACTCGAACCCTGCCGCAGAGATTTCCCCCAGTGCAAAGCGAGTCTTTCCGAATCGACGATGGCAGACTGCCACCATGAAACGGATCATCTTCTGACGTTTAGTCATGTGAAGGAAAGCCTGTATCGGTCGAGGTTGATACCCGAACGATACGTCTTTAATGTTTAAGTCTTCCGACATTAGTTCCCTTTCTTCTTAGCGGCTAGAGCTTTCGCCTTAGCTTCTTCTCTTGGGAGTACTGTCTTATTGTAATATTCTTGTTGGTCGTCCATCATTTGACGAGTCCTCCCCTTTGCCATAGAGATTGAATCCTTAGTGGCAATAGGGTTCCCTTCATCATCAGTATTGGCGTTAACCTCTTTTTTCTGATTAGGGTCTTCCATTCTATCTTCGTCAATCGCCGCTTTAATTTCTTCAGCAGTCTGATCGTCCATCTGAGCAGGTTTTCTTTTCATCTTGGCTTTCGCCTCAGCTTTACTTGCCATCGGAAACCTCTTTATGTTTCGGAGCCTTCTCCGCTGGTGCTTTCGGTTGCTTCACTGTTTTCGTCGGTGCTGGTGTCTTCTCTGACTGCCCATCTGTCTCTCCCGAGTTCAATGGCATCCATGTCGAAACTCCCTGCTCCGTTTTCCAAAATCCCTTCTGTTCCATTTGCTTCTCCAAATCCCATAAAGTTCCCGAATTGGTCAACCACAATATCTCTAGGCGGTTGAGTATCCAGAACACCTGTTTGTAAATTAATTGTAATACTACCTACATTAACATCTTCCTTAGGTTTGGCAAATCTTTCTGGGTCAGATTTTTCTGCCGCCCACTTGTGAGTATCGACCGCGAGCTTGATTCCCGGAATCATCTCCTTAGGCGCGCCCATAGCCCCGTCTGCAATGTCTATCGCTTTATGAAAGTGGTAGTCAGCCCTCTGCTTACGAGCCTCTGTATAGCGTTTCTTGAACTCTGGGAACACGGCTAACCAAGCATAGAACTGGGACAGACTGATATAGTTATCTTGGCAAGTTTGCGATAGGGACTTCCCCTCTCTAATCTGAGCCGTGATAATATCTGCAAGTTCGTTTGAGAATCCGCCGCCCACGATTGTAGGGACATATGCTTCGTATGGCTTACCAGTTCGTAGGTCTAAGTATCTTGGCTTATTGGTTTGCGGGTCGATATAACAAAGAAGGTCTTTGCTGTCTGGTGGAGGTAAGGCTGGCAGAGTTTGTGGGGTGTTGATGTCGTCCAATTGTCCCTCCTCAGGATTGGATGGTCGATAGTTGTAGTGAACAGGATTCGAACCTGTGGCTGCATACCACTTATTAGAAAGTACAGGTACTACAGTCTCATCTAATGTTAGGCTTAAACCAAGCTCGCCCAGCACCACTCGTATCGAATCTCTATTCTATCAGGAAGGTGTACTGGCAGTCAACCTAAATTCTCTGCGGAAAATATCTGGTGGGAGAGTGGCAAGTTTGGACTTGGTGATAGGATCGTAGATTTCGATCCACGGCTCAAGGATGTGTGAGTATTTCCACACTACGAGGTCGTTCTGTGCGAGCTGGGTCTTGTATAGCTGAAAGTGGATCGCGGTCAGTTGTGCAGTTTTTAAAGCTTCATTGGTATGTTCTCCTTCAGTTAGTGGGCGAGTTCGCCTCTGTATATATACGGAGTCGAAAGGGTATCATGGTTTTTTGAATAAGGGTTGGTGGTGTGCGTCAAGTGATATTTGGAAAAGTGGTCCCGCTGGTCCAAGGCTCCCAATCCATATCCGAGGGCGAGAAAAGGGGGTCCTGCCCCTCTTTATAAAGATTCTAAGATCATTGACTCTATAATAAAGAATAAAGTCTCTATAACCATCACTAAATGAATAGCCGAACACTGGACCACTAACCATTGAATCAATGACCACTAAAAAATAATTCAAATAATACTTGACGAACTATTTTGCCGTCAACTATAACAATGAACACCGAGCAATTATGCTCATTACTATGAGGTATCTATGTCTAATGAATCAAAAGCCGCTACTATCGAATCAATGAAAGCTATGTTCACACCTGAACAATTACAAGCACTTGGGCATATTATGTCTAGTGAAGCTAAGGCAACTAAAAAAGTTAAGGTTACTAAAGTACCTCAGGGTGTAAGTGGTAGAGCCGATGTCCCTTGTACCGCTGTTATCGGAGACTATAAGGGCAAGCCCACGATTACATTAAGCCGTGGTGAACAGTCTTTTATCAATAAACCTTTTACGTTCGGTCAAGCTAAGGCGCAAATGATCGTTGAACAATTTGAAGCTATTAAAAAGTTTGCCGAGATTAAGGCATAATTGATCGTGAGCTAAGAATAATTTGAATAATTGAAGCCGTGGAACACTGGACCACGGCATTTTTAGGAGCTTGGCAAATGGAAAATTTACTACCTTTTTACGAACCAATAGAACCGGATTATATAAGCTATGAAACGCTGATCAACTCCGACGATGCTTTTCTATGCCTTGAATCACTTGCCATTGATTACGGTTACGATGATGACCTATAAACAGTGCAAGCTCAAATTAGAGCTGTTATTCAAACTATCCCGCTACTACTTGAGTCAAAACAACATTGAGCAAGTGGATTACACACAAGCTCAAATCCGCCACTACTGCCAAAAATTGCTAGATTACTAGCGCATCATTAGCCGTGGTTTTAACGCCACGGCTTCCTAAACTTACTTCGACTAAAATTGCCAATGTTACACTGTTACAGCATTTTTCCCTATCTTCTCTACCTTTTACTCTTTTTTCCTATACTCAATAATATTTATTTATTTTTTACTCTTTTCTACTATTTTAAATTTTAAAAGAAGTACTGTAACAATGCCCCTAATCGAGTCAATTCCTGCCTAATTTCAGCAATGTTACACGTTACACGACACTCTAAAATGTTACGTTACATTTTCTAAACTGTGTAACAGTCACAGCGCATCAAATAAACAAATTTAATAGATGTTACACAAACGCCTTTTTTGTTACACAAATGTTACGCAATTTTTTTTTAGTCGTGTAACATTTTTTCTTACACCAAAATCCCCTCAAAAATGCCCAAAATCCCCGTCACAAAATGCCCCATGCATCGCCCCATTGACACCACGACACGATACCAAAACCGCAAAACCCCATACCAAATTTCAACCACTTCCAAACTTGGCACGATCCCTGCACCTGCCACCGTGACCAACCAAATTACAATAACTTATATAATATAATAATAAATATATTTATTGAGATACTTAAACAAATAACTTATAAACGGTCATTAACTTGCCAGAGGCTATATGAATACTAAACTATTATTATCGTATTACGGTCGATATAAACTGGATGGGAAGTCCCATTTTTACAAGAGGAAAGCATCATGGAGCTAAGGGATGTAAAGAAAAAATACACTGAGTTCTATAATCAATGTAAAAAGGCGGGAACTATTGTCCCTAATTTAGAGGTTAAGCCAATAATTGACTATCAGATTTTCTACTTTGACTTTGATTTCTATGTAGAAATGTCTAAGAGAAGTGATAAAGAAAATATAAAGAATTACTCTGATATCTTAAAAGAACCTCAGAATTATTTTCCTGCATCAAATATGAGTATATGTATTACAGGGGATTGGGGAGAATTATTAGTAGCTCACTATATATCTCTGCCAAACCATAAGGATAAGTACACATATTTTGCCGAGGATGAGAAAAGCGGAACTATTAGAACCATGGAGCAGAAATCTAAGTTTGTATCTAATTTACTACAGGCATTATTGTTCTCGTTGAACGATAAGAAAACCTTAATGGGTACGGATTCTGTGGGAATGAGGCGTAAATCAGGACAAAGTGAAATTGTGCCAATAGTATATGTTTCAAGTAAAAAGTACATAAAATCCACCCTAACAATTAAAGGTGAGCCAATAGATTGGCAACACTCATGGGAAGTAATAGGGCATTGGAGAATCTGTGCTTCTATAGGTAAGGACAGAGATGGTGAGTACAATCAAGTAGGAAGAACTTGGGTCAATCCTGCCATTAGAGGCAAGGGTGAGCTGGTTAAGAAAATAAGGATAGTAAAATAATGTGTAATCAAACAAGAGAGATACGCAAGAAGCTCAAAGAGGCTGGATTCTATATCAAACGTCAATCGAAACATGAGATATGGACCAATGGTGAAAGAGACATAACCATACCCCGAGGAGCTTCGAACAATAGGACAATTAAATCAGTTTTACAGCAAATAGAGGGAAAAGGTCCTTTCTACAGTCGTCAAAACAATCACGTTAAAGAGAGCTAACTTGGCAATTATGCCAATATTATAGGAGATACTCACATGGAATCAATTACAGTAACAGCGAAAGTTATGGGTCAATCAGCACAACTTCTTGAAGATTTCGAAGGGAAGACAGTTGGTGACGTTCAATCAGAACTAGAGCTTGACGGGAATTATACTTACAACGTAAGTGGAAAGCCAGCTACAAAAGAAACAGTCCTTACTGACGGTGCTTATGTAGTATTCGCTCCATCAGTTAAAGGTGCTTAGTCTCCTATAACTAAAGCAAGTGGGAAGTAGTTAAGAGCTTCCCACTCTTTTCATTGAATATGCGAGCTTATCGTTTATTGAGTGAAAGGGACCAAGGGCAATTCTGCCAATATTGTAGGAGATATTATGAGAAAGGTACAAAAGAAAGCCGTTACTGTTAAGAAAGCACCAGTTGGAAAGATTCCAGCTCCACTTACTAGAGAGCAAGAGATTGAGGCAACTGAATCTCATCTTAAAGTGGAAGAACTTAGAATGTCTGATCTTCTTGACAACCACAGAGAATTAGAGAAGAAAATCTCTCTTTTAAAGTCTCGTAGAAGTTTATTAAGAGCTTCACTTGAGTACGAAGCAAGAGCTAAAGCAATTGCATTAACAATCTAATTAGGAGTCCACCATGCAACAACCAATGATGCCACTAGTTTCAATTAATGTGAACTTTGAACCTAAGCCCCGCTTCACAGCAGGAGGGATTGCAAAAGTTATTTATAACAGAAATGCAAGTATCCCAGTGGGGTCCATTATCCATATCGGTCAGGTCAATTCTTGCGACTATGGTAATTCTTACCAGTACTACAGTCGTAAACTTGCCAATGGACAAGCTCATCAGTCTGGTGGTGTTGGGTTCTATGCAAGTGACCTTGCCGAGGTTGCCAGTATTAAAGCATTTGCTTTTAAGAAAGGGACCGCGTTTCACTGGTTCAGTGACGATAAAAAGAGGAAAGGATTTACAAGATTCCCGACTCACGATTTAGAAAAATATGTTTAATAGTAATCAGCCCACAACCTGATTATGAAACGGCTCAGTAGTGCAGTTCACCCCTGCATTGCTGGGCTTTTTGGCGTTATAGGAGGAACTATGTACCGATTAAGAAAAATTGCAGATAGAAGTGACCCACACTCTCCATCGAGAGCGATACCTAAAGGGATGGGAGTAAGAGGACAGGCTTACGTTCCAAATGAAGACAGCTCTGATTGGAAGTTAGTCGAGGGACAATTGATTCCAGTAAAAGGATTCCCAGTGATGGTGAGAAATCCGATGGAATGGCTCACTACAAGCCGTGTAGACAACTTTTATATCCATGAAAGTGAAGAGACAGCCGATAAGGTAATACTGCCAGCATGGTGTCCATTAACAGTGTTTGATGGGATTCATTTTAAGAAAGGTGATGTTGTTATCCAGACGCTTAACTCATTTTACTTCGTTGAAAATCAAGCGGGGTAGTTATGTACCACGTTGGGGACTTCGTTATTGTTAGGCAAAAAAGAGAGTGTGACCTTTATCAGAAGCCCACATGGGTATCCAGTATGGATGATTACAGTGGGCAAAGATGTAAAGTTATTGATATTGGACACACAGGTAACTTGAATCTTGAGATCGACTCCTCAAAAATGAGGAGTCGAGTACAGCGTTGGTGGTTTAATCCTGATTGGGTTAAGCCCGCCACACAGGAGTCACCATGGTTATAGAATATGAAATCGGTGATCGGGTAAGAGTGCTTAGTAGATACGCCATTAATACTGAAGTGGATGGAAATCCGGGTTGGGTATCTAATTTTATGGATGAGTTTTGTGAAAAAGAGTACACCATCGTTGATATTGGGAAAGAGTATTATGATGAAGGGCACATTGCTCTTTGTCCTAGAAATGATCCTAGGGAAAACTCCTTCTGGTTCCACCCTTCATGGTTACGTTTAGTAAATGGGACCATGGATTATGCTTCATTTGAAAGAGTGAATGAGTATAGGGCACGAAGAGGGGAAGAAAGATTAGGTATGCCTGTACAAAGAAGAAAAAAAGAAACGGTACTCCAAAAACCGTGGTTGTAAACAATAGGCTCAGTAGTGTTAATTCATTACTGGGCTTTTGGTGCGTGTAACGTCCAACAAAGGAGACATAATGTATGTAGTAGATGGAACAGAGATTAGTGGGACTGTGAAAGCCCTACTAGAAACAAATCCTTTTCAAGCAAAAATCACAGAGCTTGAAGAGAAGGTCCGAACTCAGGAACGAAAGGTCAATGATTACGCCAGTAACATTAGATCGTATGAAGAGGACCTTAAGAACAACCGTATTAGTTTGAATGTGGAAACACAGAAGCAGAAAAAGTATGTTGCTGAAATGAAGCTGATGAAAAAGGCGGCTGAAGAATCTGCACAGGAACACAACTGTGACTTCCTTAATGCTGGTGTCATGGAAAAGTTCTTTCATGCTTGTGGTATGAGGTTCATTGGTCTTTCAATCAAGCAGAATGGTAACAGTGCCCAGCTCTCTTTCGTTAGACCTGCCAAGTTGATTAATGCTTTACCAGTGCCTCCAATGGTTGTGGTTCTGAATTACAAATTGAAATCAGGGGTACTAGCTTTTGATGAGGGTAAGATTTCTTGTCCAGTGAATGTTGGCAATTACATTCACCCTCACATTTCTGGTAGCTCTATTTGTATGGGGAATTTCTGGGAAGTATTGAATGCGAACAATGGTTCACTTCTTATGGAAGGGTATCAAGATCAAGTTTTATTACTGGACCAAATGTTCCAGACATACAATGCAGATTCACCGTTTAGGGGCATTGATGAAATTATGACTGATATGATTTCAAAAATCACTATTCACACTGATATGACAACTGAGATTGATAACTATTCAACTTTCACTTTCAAAAATTCTAAATTAAATACTGCACAGACTGAGTATCCAACTTTTGAATTGATTTCCAGAGAGTGGTTTGAACAATGGTACGAGATGCTTGCAAACTGTAAGCCTGCAACTTTGGTTGACGATATCATGGCACGATTGGTGATGTTAGCCTCTAACTATGGTTCGAGTGACTACTCTCGATTGGACGATTGGAGAGGGGACTTATTGAATGCTTTCCCTAATCTTTCATTTACTGATCCCGATGATTACTGTCACAACGATGATGGGGACGACGATGCTCTTTACGAAGATGATTTCGATACTATCAAATCAGAGTGGTTAGCGACATTGACAGCGTACTTAGCAACTGATGAGTGTAAGGAAGGAAAATCCCTATTCGTAAATCTGCCAGATTTGGATAAAGTGTTTCTGCCTCCCGCAGTAGTGGTTCCGCCACCAGTGCAAGCACCGCCAATTGAACCTGTGACTTATGCAAGGGCAATGATGCCACCAACTTCAGACTCAAGCCCATTTTAGGAGGGACCATGTACTTAACTCGACATTCGGAAATGATTAAAGATGTTCCGATGAATACTCAAATCGTAATTGTAGGAGCTGGAAGCATTGGCTCTTACACAGCACTCGCCTTAGCAAAACTTGGATTCACAAATCTAGTCGTCGCTGATGATGGGATCATTGAAGAGGAAAACATTGCCCCTCAGTGGTATAGACCAAGGGACATTGGGACCTACAAAGTGGATGCACTGAAGAAATTGATTAAAGATTTTACAGGTGTATCAATCGTTGGAATCCCTGCTCGTTTGGACCGTGATACATGGAAAAAAACTGGACTTGAATTGTACGATGAACAAGGAAGAGTAAATTCAATCGTTATTCTGGCGGTTGATTCAATGGCGGCGAGAAAAGATTTAGCATCTCTTCCTCATCTTTACATTGTTGATTCGAGAATGGCGATTCAGTTCTTAACTGTAATCAGTGTTGCTTCATCAATGCAGGGCAATCAGTATTACTTGGATACTTTGTTTGATGATAAAGATGCCGTTCAAGAGAACTGTACTAATAAAGCCATCAGCTATACCAGCTTAATTGCTGGAGGACTCGTAGCGAAATGTGTTTTAGATGTATTGAAGAAAGAGTGGGACGCTGACCATAGACAGACGATCAATTTTGATATTAACTGCTTCGACATGGTGAGGTTATAATGAAACCACACGACAAAAAACTTCTAGTAATGAAAATTTTAATCGGTGTTCAACTTACTATCTCAATTGCAATGGTTTTATTTTTGTTCGCTCTTTGTGGCTGGGCAATTTATAAAACTCCACAGCTCATTAGAGAATGTGAAGCAAGAGATGGAAGACCGTTCTTAATTTTCTGTACCGATAAAAACTTAACAAAGGGCATTTTAAAATGACACCAAAAATTATCATTCCAATGAATATCAGAAATGAAATTCAATTCCTTGTGGACAATTGTGCTCTTGAGATCAGTGGTCTTGGGAACGTGGTCTACGATAAAGATGCAAATGCTTATAGAGTAGTGAGCATTATTCTACTCGATCAAGAAGTGGGAGCGGCTCACACTGATATCGACGATGCGGCTGTAGCTCAAGCGGTCTATGACCTAAGAGATTCAGAAGGTGAACTTGCTTTCTGGTGGCACAGCCATGTGAACATGGATACTTTTTGGTCCGGTACTGACAAGAGTACGATGATTGAAATCGGAAAGAATGGATTGTGTGTTGCTGTGGTCTTCAACAAAAAAGAAGAGATGAGGGGCGCACTTGTAATGAGTCCCGATGGATTCCCAAGTTACTTAGTTGATGATGTAGATATTGAAATCGAATACACTTATGACTTCGACGTTGATGCAAAACTGGCAGAAATGAAAGCGAAAGTTCGTGAGAAGAAGTACATCACTACTTACCCATCTCAAGGGCACTGGAATGCAACATGGAAATCACAATACTCCTATATCCCAAGTAATGTGGGACACGTTGGTAAAACACTTAATGAAAAAGAGATGAACATTCTAGGGTATCAAACTACCAATAGAAAGAACGCTCTTGATTCTTGGAGTATGCTCAGTAAAGAAGCTAGAAAACGCTGGACAGATTTTGAAGATTACTATGAAGAACTTTGTTGGAACGAATACAATCCGGTAGACCAGATTACTGGGAATATGGATTAGTTAATCGGGGACAGTGGTATGAGCCTGTCCCCTTTTCTTAGGAGGAAGAATGGAAGAGATTAAATATTACACTCTAGCAGAAGCCAAGGAATTAATGAAAGTTCATGGTGCAATAATGCGACGAAGTGATTATGGAAGCCCTCATCAATTAATTTGGAATCCTGAAAGGGATCGTTTTGATTACTGTTATGGGGATAAATTTGAGATACGAGAAAAAGCTTCTGATGTATTTGGCAATCCTGATAGGATTTATGTTACCGTTAAGATGAAACTTAAAGGAATGAAACCATGGACGGACTAAATGCAATCGACAGAATGGATTATCAGAAGGACTTGCACAGATAAAAAAAGTTATTCAAGAGAGGAGGCAGACGAGATCATTGATAAGAGAGCCACAAGAGGTGAGTGCATCTATTGGTACAAGTGCCAGTTTTGTATGCGCTTCCATTTAAGTAGACAGGCAACCGCCTATCACAGATTAGATATTGTTGGAGGTCAGAAATGCGAACAAAATTCCTAGCGATTTACATGAACACAGTTCAAGTAGTCTCTAAAAAGAAAAAGCCCAAGTGGGTAGGTAATACAGTAGCCGTGATGTTTTTCGTTTCAACGCTGATGTTACTTGCCAAGATTGGAGGGGAGGCATTAGCTGAAACACTAATGAAAACTCCATGAGGTACACACAGGAAGAAGATCAAATTAAATTCAAGGCTGACTGCTGTGGACTCAATTGGGTCGGACCTCGCTATTCTCCTATGCTCAGATTTCATAATGCTGATGGGAGAGTGGGGCACAAGTGCCAAAACTGCGGGGCTTTTCATGCTAATGGTGAAGGTGGATGGAAAATTATTTTCGATGCTGAAGCTCCGGCTGTAAGAGAGGCGATCACTAACAGTCAAGCACGAAGAGCAAGAATGACTGAGGCTTATACCCCAGCATTGAGAGAGTATCAACGTGAGATGGTGTCAGCAGTTTCCAGACAAATGGATAATAGGATTGTGGATTCAGCCCTCAATAGAAATCGAGAAAGGCTGAGTCACTTGATTCCTACTGATCGTTTCTATGGGACCCCGTTCCCCGAACCGATTACAATGCCCACTCCAACAAGGGGAAGTGGTGAGGATTCATTTGAACGACTGAGAAATATTGTGCATTCAGCACAGCCAGCTAATACTTCACCAGAAAGACGATGGTTTTCTGTGGATTATGGTGAGCAGGAATTTAGGTCGCAATTACTGGCAGAAGCTCCGGTAAGAAGAACTGACCCGACTGCATATAGTAGTGTTGAGGACAGACGTAACAATGAGAGAAGGAACAACGATCACTCTTCACCATCAAGGCGTAGAGAAAGTTTCATCGGGGCAACTGAAGTTGCGAACCGTGAAGCTGAAAAGAAAAAGGAGAGAGTGAACCCATGGTTACAGTAAAAATTGTTTTCGAAAAGGACACCGCATATAACGGACCGAAGGAAAGAGGTCAAGTACAAATTGCACTTTCAGAACTTGCGGAAAAAATTATTGCAGGTAATATTAATATTACACCTGAACCAACGAGGAAGGAGCGCACAGTCACGTTTAGACTGCCGCAAGAAAAACTAAATCAACTAAAAGAAATTGCTGAAAGTAATAATATTTCAGTACAAAGTCTCTTGCGAACTGGCATGGGACAGAATAACCTGCTGGTTCACCTTCATTAGGAATTAAAAAATGACTGAAAAGTACATTCAAATCTTGGGCTATCGTAAAGCTCACGATAAACAGTCGGGTAAAGAGTTTATCTGGCAGAAGCATTTCGATCATATTAAAGCGACTTCCATTGTGAAGTTGTTTCAGAATTTAGATGCAGTAATTGAGTTGATTCCAGAGACAGATCGCTGGGATATCCATTACACCAATGCCAATTGCCATGAGCCAACGAAAGATAAGTCAGTGCCTCTTCGATTGTTTGCTTATCAAGAGATGATTCCAATTGACCTTGATGATATTGATCTGTCTCGTAGAGATGAGTACATCGAAATCGTCAGAGAGATTTGTCAGATTGATTTATCTAAGACAGGTATCTTCTGCTCAGGGCACGGACTGCATTTTGTAATCGCCCTTACTCAGCCAATTGAAACAGGTGAAGAACTTCACAGGCTTCAGAAATATTACAAGCAACTCTGTGTGAACATGAGCATGGCTTTCTTTGAGAATGGATTAAGTGGTAAGGCTGACCCAATCAGATTAGCTGAAGCGGCAACACTAAGACTACCGAACACTCTCAACTGTAAAGACCCTGAGAATCCAATCAAGGCTTACGTCATTGAGAAGAACGTGGAACCTCAGTCATTCTACCTCGACAAGATCGTTGATCTGGCAGAAGAAACTGAAGTAATTAAATCGACGAGAGCAATTGATACTAAAGCTGTGCTTACTGGCTGTGACTTTTTGAAATTTGCTCAGGCAAATCCAGAGAAACTTGATGAGCCTCAGTGGTATGGGATGCTCGGACTACTATCATTCATTCCTGAAATTGGGATGGACCTGTGCCACACATACAGTAAGGCACACGCTGATTATAGTTTCGAAACTACTCAGACTAAAGCAGAGCAGGCATTGGGATTCGGTAAGCCAAGGACCTGTGAAAATATTCATCAGTCTTTCCCGAGCTGTAATCAGTGCCCGTACTTTGGTAAAGTTAAAACTCCACTCTCTATTAAGGGAGAGGATTATATTAGAACAGAAGCCACTGGCTTCCATGATGTGATCGACGGGAAGGATGGTTCCCCAGCTAAGTTGGTTCCAAATTATGGGGACCTACTAAAGTACTTCAATAAGAATCACACTTATGTTGTGAACAAAATGACCAGACAAGTTTCCATTTTCAATGGGACACACTGGCAGAATTACACTGACGTTGAAGTTGATGGGTTCAGTACAAAGAACTTCATGCCTGTCGCTAACAACACAAAGCGATCAGAGTTCAAGGGATTACTCCTTGCTTCTCACTTAGTAGACCAAGGATTTTTTGGGAAAGATAACAGTGGTCATGTGAATTTTAAAAACGGTGTACTGAGATTATCAGACCGCTCACTTCACGATCACTCTCCTGATTTCGGATTCAGTTATGTATTACCATACGACTACAATCCAAACTCTCGTTGCCCTGAGTTCGATAAGATGATGGACAACGTGACGTTGAAAGATAAAGAACTTCAAGACCTGCTACTTGAATTCATTGGGTACTCGATCAGTGGAATGAAAGCATCGTTCGGTGCAAAGGCATTGATCTTGACAGGTGGTGGATCGAACGGTAAGTCTACGTTCCTCAACGTAATTAAAATGTTGATCGGTGATGACTGCTTCTCAACAGTTTCACTAGAAGATATGGGAGATGCAAACAACAGGTACTCAATGGTAGGTAGACTGTTTAATATTTGTGAAGAGGTAGAAGAAAACGAGCTAAGAAAAGGGACCGCAATTTTTAAATCAATCGTCACTGGGGCAAACATGATGGTTAAAAAGTTGTACTCTGATACTGTCTCGATGAGAATTGATACGAAATTAATTTTAAGCTGTAATGATCTGCCCTCAAGTAAGGAAAACACTTACGCTATTTATAGACGTATGTTGATTGTTCCTTTCAGAGCGCAGTTCGATAAGTCCACTGGGGTTGATAAGTACATTGAAGAAAGAATCGCAATGGAGATGAGTGGAGTTTATAACCGAGTGCTAGAAGCTTACGACAGATTACTTGCCAATGATGGGATGTTCTCTGATTCAGATGCGGCAACAAAAGCTCTGGCAGAATACAAGTACAACAACTCTGTATTTAATCAGTTCTCCGATGCCTGCATTATGAAAGGGGACCATGAAGACTTTGTTACTTCGGAAGATTTACTTCTGATGTACAATGGGTGGGCTTCATTGAACAACGTAACCTATAGACCAAATGGGATCAGGCTGATTAAGGAATTAAAATCTATCGGTACAATTCCTCAGGACTCAGCAGTAAAAAGAATTGGAAATGCAACGAAGAGATGCTTTGTTGGTGTGAAAAAATTAAATAGTGGAGCGTACTAATGAGCCAGAGACTACGAAGGCTGGAACGCTTTCAAAAATTTAAAGAAGCAACTAAGAAAAAAGCATTGGCTGTAGCGGTGTCAGTTGGAATCGGAATGGGATTCAAAAAGATCGACGATGAATTCTTAGGGATTGATCCACGTAAACAGGAAGTCGTAAGACAAATGGTTAAGAGTGGAGGCGGTGGATTCAAATCTTTCAAAGCCCCACCTGTTGTTCAGTATCCATTCTCTGTTGGGGAACGTGAAGCTCTGACACACTTACATGGAAAAGCTAAGAAGAGATTTGTTAAAGAACTAAAGTTAAAATATTTCGACTGTAGAAGGGAGTACGTATGAGTAGAGAATCAAGAACCGGAGAATTCATGGCACAGATCAAGGTTGTGATCTTTCGTCTGGACGGTGTGCCTCAGATCACTTTATTAAACCTGCCAAGTTCAGCACCAACTTATCCAATGTCGTTGAGAGCTACAAACTATTCGACGAATGAGATTTGCGTGGCAGAGTTTTGGAAGAAGGGTGTGACAACTAAGAAATTATATTACAGGGAAGTCTAATGAATTTAACTTGGCTAACAGAAGGGATCAAGAGAGTACCGTATATGCACCAACTGGATGCAGTAGAGTTCTTTCAAGATAAACGTGACGGAAATCTGTTCTTTGAAATGGGGTGTGGTAAAACTGGGACCGCGATTCTTACTTACCGTAACTGGTGTAGGAAGGAAGGGAGACAGCTTCGTTGCTTAGTCGTTGCCCCATCAGTTGTTCTTCACAATTGGAAAGATGAGTTCGGTATGTTCTCCAAACTGCCACCTGAAAAGATCATTCCTTTAACAAAGGGAACTGGGAAGCAGAAGGCAGAGACAATGTATAAACACGTACTGCCCGTCCTTGATGGGATGATTGTAAACGTAAACTATGAAGCCCTTCTGAATGAAGAACTGTTCAAGGCTATTGAAGTCTGGAATCCCGAGGTGATTATCTTTGATGAGATTCACTATGTAAAGAATTCGACAGCGAAGAGATCGAAACTTTGTACTCGATTGGCTGAGTCTGCTCTGTATCGTTTAGGTTTAACTGGGACACCGATCCTTAAGAACTCGATGGATTTATACGGACTCTTTAGAACAGTGGACCTTGGAAAAACATTCGGGACTAACCTGTATGTGTTCCAAGCGAAATACCTGATTGATAAAAATGCTAGGAATCCTCATGTGAATTTTCCAGCATGGATTGATAATCCAAAAACATTTGTTGAGCTAAATCAGAAAGTATATTCAAAGAGTTTAAGAAAATTAAAAAGTGAGTGCTTGGACCTGCCTGATCTTATTGAAGTAGTTCGACATGTGGAATGGGGAGTTAAACAATATAAAGCTTATGGGGAATTGAAACGTGACTTCTTAACCTTTATCGAAACCCGTAAAGCAAGTGGAGAACCTGAGGCGGTCACAGCAAATCTGGCAGTAGTAAAAGCGATTCGCATGCTCCAAGTAGCTAGTGGATTTGTCACTACTGATGAAGGAGAGACTCATGAGTTTGAGGATTGTCCTCGCTTAGATATGGTCGAGGAGTTGCTTAAGGAAATTGTGGTAGAGGCTGGCGAGAAATGTATTCTGTGGTGCTCATACAAGCACAACTATAAAATGCTAAGTAGGGTATGCACTAAACTTGGAATTAAGCATTGTTTTATTACAGGGGAACAGTCTACTACAGAGAAAAGAGAATCGGAAATCTCGTTCCAAAAAGATAATAACACTATGGTTGTCATTGCGAATAGAGGAGCAGGAGGAGTGGGGATCAATTTAACTGCGGCTTCCCACTCTGTTGTATTTTCCAGAAACTTCTCCCTAGCAGAAGAACTCCAAAGTTCTGCCAGAAATCATAGAGGTGGCTCAGAAATTCACGACAAGATTGTAAAGATTGATTTGGCGATTAAGGATTCTATTGATGAGCAAGTATTATCTGCACTTCTCTCTAAGCATCAGGTGTCCCGAGATATTTTAGATATGGTGAAAGCATGAGCGATGGAAGATTTAAACCTAGGCATGGGATGTGCAGAACTAGAATTTACGTTACTTGGGAATCCATGAAATGCAGATGCTATAACCCAAACTATGTAAGGTTTAAAAACTATGGTGGAAGAGGTATCACAGTATGTGAAGAGTGGAAGAATAATTTTGAAAAATTCTATGAAGACATGGGTGATCCTCCTACACTTCAACACACGTTGGATAGGAAAAATAATGATGGGGGATATTCAAAAGAAAATTGTAAATGGTCAACCAAAAAAGAACAGGCGAACAATAGAAGAAAGCCTATAAGGAAACTGGATGCTGTGGCTAATGATAGTGATTCTGTTTCACAGTGATAAACCTTTTAAGATGGACTACTACATGGTGGGCTTTCCAACAAAGCAATCGTGTGAATCTGCCAGAAAAGAAATGCGAATGAAATTAAAAACCACGAACACATTAATGTGTATGGAATATAGGAGTAACGATGAGTGAAGAAACGGGATTTGAATTAGAGACAAGAGAAGTAACGACAGCGGAACTTGATGAAGCAGTTGTAAATTACAAAGCGGCAAAGGAAGAGTACGACAAAGCAAGTGCAGTAAGTTCTGAGAAGAACAGTGTAGCTGAACAATGTAAGATTAAATTGATTGAATTATTATCAGCCGCAGGTAAGAATAGCTACATCGTAGAGAACGTGGCATTGATTACCATCTCACTTAAGTCACAGGTAACGACTCCGAAAACTATTGAACAGAAAGAACAGTTGTTCAAATGGGTTGAGCAGAAGTTAGGGAAGGAAGCATTAGTCGCTTATCAAACAGTGAACTACCAATCACTGAACTCACTCTACAATTCAGCTATGGCTGAAGCACTTGAGAAAGGTGAAGAGTGGAAAGGAATTGATGGATTAGATTTACCAACAGTAGTAAGAACACTCTCAATGAGAGCAAGATAACTTAAAGGAGTAACGATGTACGAAGATTTATTGGCGAAGGTAAGGGATGTGAAGACGGTATGTATGGATCGTTTAGATTCAATCACAGCTAACGGAGCAATCTTGAAAGAACTATTTGAAAATTTGGAAGAAGTTTTAGAAGCGGCAGTCGCAATGGAACAAAAGAAAAAGGAGAAGAAGTAATGAAAAAAGTTCTCGTATTACTGGCAGTATTATTTGCAGTCAGTTCATGCAAAGAGGCAGACGTTGCCTCTCATAATCTATCCCGTGCCGCAGATGAATTTGAAATCAATCGCAGGATTGTTTTCTATAACGGAATCACTGGGGATTATATCCTATCTGTGGAAGGACTTTGTTCTTTAGGGAATCAAGATAGTTCAGGGCAACTGACAGTGACTTGTAAAACTGGTAACAGTGCATACAAGAAACACTTCCTTGGTCTGTCTGATAACGTAACCTACTTCGCTGAACAACTTGAAGACGCTAAGGTAAGTGGATACCACTACAAAGTTATCTTCAAACCTTTATCAATCATCCCAGACGTAGATATTAAACTATAGGAGTTTCCATGTTTAAGTCCCCAGTTGATTCGATCAACGCAAAAAAAGAAAAAGCTTTCGGTATTTTTATCAAGGCTCGCAATGATTTACTGGCAGTAATTGAAGAGGCTGTCGATCACAGAATCAAGAACCGTGTAGAGCACGATGCTTTGATCTCTAAGATGCACCAGTTGAATGTGGATCACTCAGACCTTTGGGACCACATCGAAGGGATGAAGAAATCAGTTGAGCAAATCGAAAGTATTATCGTAGTTAAATAAGTTTGTGGGCATACCGCCCACATTGAATCAATAAATTGGAGAATCGTATGAGCAAGAAGAATGAAGAAGTGGCAACGGGTTCAGAATTAGTGAACGCAGAAGCAACAAGCACAGAAGTTGCGGCTCCGTTAAACATGAGCGACTGGGGTGATGTAGTTGTCGAGGCAAAGGATTTAATCCTGCCAAAGATTCTACTTCAACAAGCATTATCTGAAGCTGTGAAGTCAAGAGAAGCTAGAGATGGGGATTACTTAAACACACTGACAGGGACCGTGGCATCTAACGACAAAGGGGAAGTAGAGGTTCTTCCATTCTTCTGTCGTCAGTCTTACGTGATCGAGAAATGGAACGGAAAAAAGTTTGAATACTTGAAGACGTTACCATGTGTTGTTGGGGCTGAACCAAAACCCTACGAGGAAGAAATTAATGGCGTAAGATTTAAAAACTCTCACGTTTATGAATTCTTCTGTATGTTGAAAGAAGGTGGGACACCAGCTATGGTCCCATTCAAATCAACATCTCACAAAACTGGGAAGAAGTTATTCAACATTCTTTATCTGCAAAACCCTCAACAGGGGAAAACTCCTGCGGCGAATTGGATCACACTTAGTTCAAAGGCAGAGACTAATGACATGGGAACTTACAATGTAATGGATATTGCTGTCAGCACACCTTCTTCTAAAGAAGAAGTTAAGGAATGTCTTTCTTGGATTAATACAATTAAGAGCACTACTTTTAAAACTGC